GTTCCAGTACAAAACCCAAACCCATGGATAGCCAAGTGCTAATCAAGTGTTCGACATTGTTGTAAGTGCCGAAACGTAAGTCGCCGACTAAAGGCAAGGGCACGCGAAACGCCCTTGCTATGTCCTCGACTGACATGTTGAACGCTTGCGCTAGCTGGGCGTCCTGCGAAGTAACGCTCATTGGTTGCCACTTCATTCCGAAACCCAAAATTGGCACGCCGCCAGAATTTAAGTCTTTGCTTTGCTTGTTCCACGCTGTGCGAAGCTGCGTCATCTGATCCGCAGTTAGCTCCATATCAGAACTTAGCACGCCTGACGGCCTTGACATATTATTAAAAAAAGTGGCTTGGTGCGCCGTTATAGCGTTGTTTGCAGCCATAGCCATAGCAGTATTGACTATCGGGCTAACCCCTATTAACGGATGCCTAGGCGTGTATAGTTTAACGTGTAGTATGTCCCTAGCAGGGACAAGATAATCAACTGAAACAAAAGGATTAGAGCCTATAGCGTAAAAAACCGCCTTGGTTTCGGGATCGATGTAAGGCGTTGTCGTTCCCTGCTGCAGCAAGTGCATTTCTGTGATCTGCTCTCGCTCGTTTCGATAGCCTATAGCGTAAGCGTTCCCATCTGTGAAAAGCTGGGAAACTAAATTTAGCATAAAATCAGAACGAGTTTGATACGGGTTTGGATGCCTTAGCGTTTTAGCCACTGCAGAATTTCTAACCCTTGTTTTTTCATTATCGGGGGAATATCGATAGTGCGCCGGCCACAAAATGGCCATGGTTTCAGCGTAGGCTGATATGCAAGCCTGTGTAGTGATGTTCTTTCCGCTGCTGCCCGCGTTGTTACCCTGCTGCCACCAATTAAACGGCCAATCTATAGGGACGCCACTGCTGGCTACAGGAAAGCCTAGTGCTTTCCGCACGGCTTTAACTGATCTATTTAACGCCGGGAATTGCATTTTTTTAGCTCTTAATTAGTTTTAGTTTTGCGTTTCGATTTTTTAGCTGCCGTTTTAGCTTCACTGGCTGGATCGACTGGATCGACTGGATCGACTGGCTCATTAACTAAGCCTGCTGACGCTCTCATTTCTCGAGTCCAGTAGCCCGTAAATGCGCTTTTTCGTTTAAGCTCCATGGCAGAAAGCATCTTATGACTTAGATTCTGCGCCTTATCCTCTTTTACGAGTTTATCCGCTTCTTCTTCGCTGACTTCTAAGTACTGCTCTCCGTCCCAAATCAAATTCATTTTCGGCATGCGTTGAAACCCTCTATAATTAGAAAAAGGGGGCGATTGCCCCCCTTTAACATCTAGCCGCTAAGCGATTACCAAGCTACGCCAGTGATGCGTTCTACCAAGCCGGGGCGATTCATAGCCCACGACGTAGGAAGTATCATACGCACGGCTGTGGAATACGTCTGATACATGCTGACTGCCTGCACGTTAGTAGTAGACGTGCCCACGATAGCGCTAGTACCTGCGCCCGCGATAGCCATACCACCGCCCGGGAGAACTTGGCCCGCTGTTCCTAGATCGCCACCAGTGCCGTCTGTCGCGAGGCCTGCCTGCGTCGGTGCCGTGCCATCGGCGTTAGCCATGGTTAGCACAGCCTGGTCGCTGACGTTGAACTCAGGCGTATCATTAGCAGCCGCAAAAGAAGCCGCGTCTACGATAATAACCTGCGCCGAAGGCACGTTAGTTGAGGAAATTAACTGCGCTCCCATCAAGCGACCCGCTGCTATTTCGTCTCTAAAAATAAACGTGCCATTCGCATTAGTTAGCATAGATAAGCTAATCAATCGCGCTGGGTTAATCAGCAGCACTGGCCTTACGCCTGCATTCGCAGTCGCTAGCGTAGTCATCAGCACTTTTAGGTCCGTGATAACATCGGCTGCAGTCGTTCCAGCCGAAGCCACGCCAGTTACCCCGTTGGTTATAGATGCCGGGCGCACGCCCGTAACTGCAGCTAGGGTATCTAGCAGCGCGTTATCTAAACTTGTAGAAGTGTCGTCTACAATCGCCTGCCTGACTAGCGCTTCGATAGACGGCGTAGAACGCTCTAGCAATTCGTTGGTAAAAGTGCTGATAACAGCCATTTTAAAACGATTCATGCGCGTAGACGCTAGCGCCATCTGCGAAACTGGGATCGCGCCGCCTTCGCCTACAAACGCACCTGCCATCGTGCCCATTGCGCCGCGCCGTGGAATAGTGATGGAGTTAGCGCCGCCAAAGTCTAGCGGAATACCGGCTGCTCGTAGTGCTGCATACGCAGATACCGGGACTAAAGCAGCTAAAAATGAGCCTATGTCATCGGTCACTAGCTCGCTTGCCCAGCCCGCCTCAGTCGTATTCGCTGGCACCGCTGCAGTTTTGTTCACTAAAAACTTGTGAACTGGCGCTATGCGGTCGTCGTCTTTATATCGCTCGGCGATAACTTGATCGGGATGCTTTTTCTCTAAATGCGAGATTAGCTGCACTGTAGCGGCTTTTGCCATCAGCGCGCCGGGTAATTCTTTTACCGCGTGCGGGCCTGCAGCTATGCCTCGGTAAATGTGGCTGCTGATTACCGGCTGCGCGCTAGATGCAATGCTTTTTTCTACCGCGGCTAAATTTTGAATCGCTTTTTCCAGCGCTTCGACTTCCGCAGTCAGTAATGCGATACGGTCATTTTCATCGTCGTTTAGCTCATAGCTGGAATCGGCTTCGAGTTTTTTGTTAATAGCAGTCATGTCGTCTTTGATAGCTACCAATTTGGCTTTTTTCTCTTTAATACGTTCTGCAATATTCATGTTGTGTCATCCAAAAATTAAAAGTTAGGTAGCCAGCAAAAAGCCGGTCTAGTAGCGCTCTAAAAAACGGTCAATGTTATCGATAGTTTTCTTGAGCATTTCACTTTCAAGTCTTGGCGCAGTGATATGACCATTAGACTTGATTAGTTTATTTACGAAATCTGCACTAGCGCCGTGAGACTTAGCGATAGCTAGCGCGTTGGCGTTGGCCGGCACCGAAACTAAGCTCGTTTCGTGCAAGGCTTGTTTAATAAAATTATAACCGCCGTCGTCGCGCTGCGAATACTCTAGCGGCGAAAAACCCACGGAAACGGCTTTAAGAATTCTCTGCTCCACTAAGCTGCGAATCGTATCAATTTCAGCGCTAGTGCCTTGCGCTGCTAGTTTTAATCTGCCCAGTAATTTTTTGCCTTCGACTCTTACGTTTTCCCAAACCCCTATGGGCTTCGAATGGTCGTGCCCGAAAAGCGCTACCGGGTTTTTTTTAAAGTCTTTTAAATCCCACCCATCTGCATAGATCACATCGCCCATGCGGTCTACGCTTTCATCTGACAGCACGAAATTAAACGGGTCGTCGGCTGACTGAGTGCCTTTAGTAAATTGTTTCATCTGCTTTCACTCGCATGTTGTCGCTTTTATCCATATTTGCTCATTATCACACAACGACCACAAAAGGCAAGCCACTAGTGTACAGCCCGCACAGTATGGGGTCTAGCCTATCATTGCGCTAGCGTCGAAGCTCTGTGCCACTTTAGGCATTGCCGCTTCGACGCCCATCATCATTGCGACTAATGCGTCAATTTTTGGCCCTGCTCCCGGCTTAGGCTTAACTATTTTCCTGTTTTGTGCCGGGTCTGAAATTATTGTCGCCGCTGCTGCGCCCATGTTTAAAACTGGCGCTGAACCGTGGCGAATCTTTTTCTGTAGCAGCAAAGTCTCTACCGTATCGATTAAAATTGTGAAGGTTTTGAACCCCTGCCGCACTTCGTTAAATACTGTTGCCTGCGCGAACCCCTCGGCTTTAGCTGCGACTTTAAAAATATCCATTTTCCAAGCATCGAACTCTATCGACTTGATTAAAATTCCTTGGTCCTCGATATGAATTTTTAAATATTGTGCTACCCAATTATAATCGACTGTTTCGCCCGGTACTAAAATAAGCTCGCCTGATTTTACCCAAACGTCGTAGGGCACTTTGTCGCGCCGCTGGCGCTCTTTCAAACCTACACCGGGCGTAAAGTTAAAACATTTTACGTGCATTTTTCCGTCATCCGAACGCGCCACCATAGCCGCGCTTGTTATGTCTAAGCGCTGGCTTAAGTCTAGCCCTATGTGTACGCCTTTAGCGCTAAAAACTTTAGGGTCCGGCTTTTCAGAATTCTCTTTCCATATTTTTGCCGCTAGCCATCGGCCTTGCCGCTCGACTCTACGGTTTAAATATAAATTTAAAAAACCGCTCGACTTAGCCGGTATAGCGTCGGCGTCCCTAGCAGCCGTTTTAATATCTACTAGCGATCTGTAACCCGCTTTTAAAGCTGGATTAGCTCGCGCCCAGTTTGCCGGATTAATAATTTCGTCATTGGCTGCGGCGTAGACGTGGCAGACTACGTTCTTTGGCTGATCCATTTCTGCGTTATCTATTTCTTTTGACAAATATGCCGCGTCGCTAGCTGCCTGCGTAGAAATTGTAAACGTCCGGGCGTCGTCGTAGGTTCCCATCGACGAAAAAATAGCATCAAGAAAATCATCATTAGCCGCTTCGATCTGACCCGCCTCGTCCAATATTAAAACATAGATGCCCACGCCTAGATTGCTAGACGCATCGCGGCTTATCGCTTGATACTCGACGTTGTATTTTAATCCGATTAGCGTTTTAGTCGATGGAGTAGCGTGATAGCAAGTGTCGGGCACTCTCGTACTCATTGCACAAATTAGAGACATAAATCTATAGAGTATGCCAGCTTGCTTTCTAGTCATGGCAGCGCTGACTATGCTCGTGTTACGCCTCGCGTGCGGGCCGATTGTAAACGCCAAAGCAATAACGGCCATCACCAAAGTTTTACCGTTTCGCCTTGCTACGCTTAGCAGCGCTTTTGATATATGGGTCGGTGAATCGAATACGGCTAAAATAAAAGCCTGTTGAAAAATATCAAGCTCTAAAGGTTTGCCTATCATCTTGCCTTCGGGAAAAACTAAATAGTCGTAAGCAAACCGTAATACCTTTTCGCCATCGCTAAGGTCTACTGATGTTTTCCAGTTTCTAATTTTTGGCACTGGGCCACATAGAATAGCGTCCCGGATATACTTCGGCAGAGCTGCCATGCTATACGGCTAAAAGCGAAGGGCGCTCGCCGGGTTTGGGCTTTGTTGCTCTTATAGCTTTCTCCGCGTCGCGCCTCGCTTTTAACTTGCCGCGTTCTGGCGTGCGCTGGCTTGCCGTAATGCCCAGCGTGCTACGCATCATTTTTACAGTAGACCACGTTGTAGTAACGGCGCTGTGCATTGGGTTACTAATCGGCGTCCCTCTGTCGTTAGTTATTACGCTGCCCTCGTCTTCTAGTCTTGATACTAGGTAGTCAAAATAAACCTCCATTTTTGCAAGTCTCGCCGCCATCCTTATAGACTGGCTATCCCACTGGTCTACGGGAAGCGCCTCAATAAACTCGTCAAAAACTATCACCTCTAAATCTGTAAGCTCTACGCCATCAGGCGGCATAATTTTATTAGCTAGCGCTTCATGCAGTGCTACCTGGCCATTGACGCTATCTACTCTAGTCTTACCCATTGTGTTTCGCTCCGACTCACTGATTGCGTTTTATTGTTTCAATATCGCGCGCGCGTGTACTTTTGTTTCGGCTTTTTCAAAAACATAGTCCAATCTCCAGACTAGGGGTTAAAAAAGAC